GAAGAAGATATTATAAACGACGTTACACCGGAAGATAAGCCTTCGTTTTCTGGCTTCGCCGAAAGAAGATCTAAAAATAAGTAATATGGGAGGTTATAAACAAGCTTTATATAAAGTAATAACTCCTATACCTACTAACAAATTAAAACGTCTTAATAAGTCTAAAAAGTGGGCTTATGGGTATGACAAAGATTCCGATGTAGTTATAATCAGTAAGACTGGGCAAATAGGAGAGGTTTACGAGATATTTGCGTATGAGGGACAAACAGAAGGCTTAAAGGTAGCACTACCGCCTGTGCCAAAGAACATTGTAAATGCTAAAGAGAAAAAAGCAGAGCAAAGATGGACTTCTCATGAAGAACCAAAAGAGCTTAAAAGAATAAATTCTATTTTTGAATGGGAACGTCAGCCAGAGGAGTTTAAGGAAAAATGGTTTGGTTATATTGACGAGCAGTTTGAAAAAAGAGAAAAGGGTGATTGGTTTATGAACAATGGTAAACCAACCTATATCACAGGAAGTCATTGGACATATTTACAGCATTCTAAAATTGATGTTGGTAAAGCAGATTTTAGGGAGTCGAACAGAATATTTTATATTTTCTGGGAGGCTTGTAAGGCAGATTTTAGATGTTACGGAATGAACTACTTAAAGAACAGACGTTCTGGTTTTTCATTTATGGCTTCTGGAGAAGTTACAAACTTAGGTACACAATTATCGGATTCACGAATAGGTATACTATCTAAAACTGGGGCCGATGCTAAAAAGATGTTTACGGACAAGGTGGTACCAATATCAATTAACTATCCGTTTTATTTTAAACCGATACAAGATGGTATGGACCGTCCTAAAACTGAATTAGCGTATAGAGTACCTGCAACAAAATTAACTAAGAAGGGTATAACCTCAAAAGTATTATCTTATGAAGAAGAGATGATGGCGAATATGGAGGGGCTTGATACTACGATTGACTGGAAAAACACAGGGGATAACAGTTATGATGGTGAAAAATTAAAACTGTTAGTACATGATGAAAGTGGTAAGTGGGAAAAACCTAATAATATATTAAATAACTGGCGTGTAACAAAAACTTGTTTACGTCTTGGTAGCCGTATCATTGGAAAATGTATGATGGGATCTACCTCTAACGCATTAGATAAAGGTGGGAATAACTACAAAAAAATCTTCGACAGCTCAGATGTTACTAAGCGAAATCGCAATGGACAAACAAGCTCTGGATTATATTCTTTGTTCATACCTATGGAATGGAATTTCGAAGGATTCATTGATTCTTATGGAATGCCGGTATTCAATACTCCAGAGGAACCAGTTTTAGCATTAGACGGTACTTACATAGAAATAGGTGCACTCGAGCATTGGGAAAATGAATGTGACGGTTTAAAAGATGATGCAGATGCATTAAACGAATTTATTAGACAGTATCCTAAATATATTGAACATGCATTTCGTGATGAGTCTAAAAATAGTTTGTTTAACATAACAAAGTTATATGAGCAAATAGATTATAACGAAGGCACTAAGCATAACGGTTTAGTTACTACTGGTAGTTTTCAATGGGAAAACGGTGTTAAAGATACAAGAGTTATTTTTACACCAAACCCTCGAGGGCGATTTAAAATATCTTGGACACCTGATACTCATTTGCAAAATAATGTGGTAATAAAAAACGGTATTAAATATCCAGGAAATGAACATATGGGTGCTTTCGGTTGTGATAGTTACGATATATCAGGAACAGTTGCAGGTGTGGGATCGAACGGAGCATTGCATGGGCTTACTAAGTATAGTATGGAAAATGCACCTCCTCATACGTTTTTCTTAGAGTATGTGTCAAGACCTCCAACAGCGGATATATTTTTCGAGGATATATTAATGGCTATCGTGTTTTATGGTATGCCTATATTAGCAGAGAATAATAAACCAAGGTTATTATATCATATAAAGAAACGTGGGTACAGAGGGTTTAGTATGAATCGACCTGATAAAGTTTGGAATAAATTATCAGTTACAGAAAAAGAAATAGGTGGTGTACCAAACTCAGGTGAACAAATAAAGCAAGATCACGCTGCAGCCATAGAATCCTATATAGATAAACATATAGGACACTTAGGTGAAGGAAACTACGGTAACATGTATTTCCAGCGTACTTTACAGGATTGGGTTAAGTTTGATATAAATAAAAGAACGGATTACGATGCGAGTATTAGTTCGGGCTTAGCTATAATGGCGTGCAATAGAAACTTATATAAACCCAGTAATACTATAAAAAGAGCGCCTGTTAAATTAGGTTTTAGTAAATATAATCAGAGTGGATCACACTCAAGTATAATAAAAAACAATTAAAAAGAAGTTATGGCAGAGTCTGTTATAAAAAGTTTTTTTCCAAGCCAACTGGCTACAGATCAAGAGAAGTTAGATGCTACTTATGGTCTAGAAATTGGTAGAGCAATAGAGCGCGAATGGTTTAAAAATGATCATGGTGACAATCGATTTAGTTCTAATCAATCTACATTTCATAATTTAAGATTATACGCGAGAGGAGAACAATCAGTACAGAAGTATAAAGATGAGCTAGCAGTAGATGGTGATTTAAGTTATCTTAACTTAGATTGGAAGATCGCTCCAGTTGTCCCTAAGTTTGTTGATATTGTTGTTAACGGTATTACAGAAAGACAGCATAAAATTAAAGCATACTCAGTAGATGAATTCGGAACATCTAAGCGAACAAAATATATGGAATCTATATTAAGAGATATGGATACCCGAGAAATAACAAAGTTTGCTTCAGAAGAGTTTGGTATAGAATTAGCAGAAAACGATCCTGCAACTTTGCCCGCAGATCAAATGGAGTTTGAGTTACATATGATGCTCGACTACAAAGACACTGCAGAGTTGGCGGAAGAAATTTCTTTAACTAAAATACTGGGCGATAATAAATATGACGAAATATATGAAAGAATTGTTTATGACCTTACCGCAATTGGCGTTTGTGCGGTTAAGGAAAGGTTTTCAGCTTCGGAAGGAATTAAAGTGGAATATTGTGATCCTGCGAATATGGTTTGGAGTTATACAGAGGATCCCCATTTTAATGACATTTATTATGTAGGTGAGGTAAGAACAGTACATGTTAATGAATTACAAAAACAGTTTCCTTGGTTAACTCAAGCGGAGTTAAAAGAAATAATGCAACAAGGAATACAGCAGAATAACTATTATAACCGATCAGCAACGCAGACTAATGAGGTAGATTCTAATTCGGTACAGCTACTTTATTTCGAATACAAAACAGTGTTAAATGAAGTGTTCAAGAAAAAAGTATCTTCAAGTGGTGTAGAAAACTATATTAGAAAAGACAGTAGTTTTAATCCGCCAAAAGAAAAGCAAGGGGATTACACTAAAGAAGAGTTACCGTATGAGGCTATAATGGAAGGCGTATATGTATTAGGTAAAGATACAGTACTGCGTTGGAATGTAAAAGAAAATCAACTAAGACCTAAATCCGCTACGCAACAAGCTAAATTTAGCTACTCATTAGCGGCACCTAGAATGTATAAAGGTCGTATAGAGAGTTTAGTTGGAAGAATTACAGGCTTTGCAGATATGATACAACTTACGCATTTAAAAATGCAACAAGTGATGTCAAGGTTAACACCGGATGGTATTTATATTGATGCAGATGGTTTAGCAGAAATTGATTTAGGTAATGGTACTAACTATAACCCAGCAGAAGCAGTTAAGATGTATTTCCAAACAGGTTCTGTTATAGGTAGATCGTTTACAGGTGAAATGGATATGAATCCAGGTAAAGTGCCTGTGCAAGAAATACAAACAAACGGTGGTGGTAATAAATTACAGTCGTTGATTGGAAACTATAACTTTTATCTACAAATGATAAGAGATGCTACAGGATTAAATGAAGCAAGAGACGGAAGTATGCCAGATGAAAGAACGCTAGTAGGTGTTCAAAAAATGGCAGCAGCTAATTCTAATACAGCCACAAGACATATACGAAATGGTGCACTTGCAGTTACTAAGCAACTTGCTGAGTGTTTAATGTTAAGATTATCTGATGTTCTTGAATATTCACCTATGAAACAAGAATGGATAAACAGCATTGGGGCAAATAACGTTTCTATATTAGAAGAATTATCTAGCTTACACTTAAGAGACTTCGGGATTTTAATAGAGCTATCACCAGATGAAGAAGAAAAAGCGCTGCTTGAAAACAATATTCAAGTTGCCTTAGCTGGCGGGTTAATTGATTTAGACGATGCTATTGACGTTAGAGAAATTAACAACACTAAAATGGCTAACCAAGTTCTTAAGCTGTCGAAAAGAAAGAAGCAGCAACGAGATATGGAAATGCAGCAGGCGCAGGCGCAAGCGCAGGCGCAAGCAAATGCACAAGCACAACAAATGGCAGCACAGGTAGAAGCGCAAAAACTACAAATAGCAGGTCAACAAGAAGCACAGCTAGCGCAGTTGAAAGGGCAGATTGATTCTCAAAAGTTACTTACAGAAAAAGAAGCTAAGAAAGAATTAATGATGCTTGAGTTTAATTTACAATTACAATTGCAAGAGAAACAAAACTTACCTACAGCAAAGGATAAATACCTAGATGATCGTAAAGATAATAGGGAAAGAATGAAAAAGCCGGGGTTTGAATCTGCAGGTAATGACACTATGCAGGGAGAAATCGGTTTAGGTTCTTTTGAACCTAGGTAATAATAAAGGTGTATAATTATATAATATTTTATTTATGGAAAACAGTAATGAAAACACTGTTAAAGTTGACTTGCAGCAATTAGCTGATCAGGTTAACGCGGAACAGGCGGAAGTTCACAAAGTTGATTTATCAGCGCCACAAGAAGAAAAAAGCGTAGTAGATGAACTTATTGAGGACATTCAAAACGAAGACATCAACCAAGAAAATTTAGAAGAAGATGCCAAAGAAGAAGAGTTGCGGGTGCAACCACAAGAAGAAGCCGTTGAAGAAAACAGCGAAGAAGAGCTTAACGACTCGCAAGAAGAAGAAATACTAGAAGAGCTAACTGACGAAGACGAGAACTTAGAAAGTGTTATCGACGAGTTAGTTACAGAAAGCAAAACTGAATCAGCAACCCCTAATCTACCAGAAAGCATTAAAAAGTTAATGGCATTTATGGAAGAGACTGGTGGAGACTTAGAGGACTACACGAAACTTAATGTAGATGTTTCTAAGTTTACTGACGAGGAATTATTAAAACAATATCACGCAGATCAAGAGCCTGATTTAACTCCGGAAGAAGTGGCCTTTTTAGTAGAGGACATGTATAGCACGGATGAGTATGAGGAAGATGATCGCGAACTGAAAAAGAAAACAATAGCTAAGAAGCGTGCAGTCTCTAAGGCGAAAGCGCATTTCGAAAGCAGAAAAGAAAAGTACTATTCGGAAATTAAAGGTGGATCTAAGTTGTTACCAGAACAACAGAAAGCCGTAGATTTTTTTAATAGATACCAAAAAACTCAGGAGCAAGAAAGTCTTGTGAGAGAAAAGCAATCTAAGGTCTTTACACAAAAGACGGGAGAAGTGTTTAACCAAAATTTCAAAGGTTTTGAATTTAAAGTTGGTGACAAAAGATACCGTTATAATGTTAAAGATGTAGACGCCGTAAAAAATGCCCAAGCCAATTTAGAGAATTTTACTAAGAAGTTCTTAGGTGATGACAATACTTTAAGTGATGCAAAGGGATATCATAAGGCGCTTTTCACAGCAATGAACGCAGATGCAATCGCTGACCACTTTTATAAACAAGGTAGAGCGGATGCAATTAAAAATTCAGATGCAACAAAGAAAAACATTAGTATGGGTCCGCGCAAAACTCATGATTCCGCTAATGCACCACAATCTGGATTTAGAGCAAAAGTTGTTGACTCAGGAACTTCTATCCGCCCTGGTAAATTAACAATTAGAAAATAACAATTAAACCAAAACAAAATGGCAAGTACATTTGGCGGGGGAGCATTCCCTGCATCACTAACTCCATCACCTACAAAAACATTATTTGATGGAAACTATTTAGCAATTGGATCTAACGATTTCAATTTTACAAAACAATTTTTACCTGAAGTATACGAGAAAGAAGTAGAGCGTTACGGTGTTCGTACAATCGGATCTTTCTTACGTATGGTTTCTGCTGAAATGCCAATGGCTTCTGACGAAGTTGTGTGGACTGAGCAAGGAAGATTACACATTGCATATGACGATGCTGTAATTGCTACTGACAACGACGCGTCTGATAACACTATCGATATCGTTGGTCACTCTATTAGAGCTAACCAAACTATCGTTGTTTCTAACGGTTTAGTAACAGTTAAGGCTTTCGTTAAGTCTGTTGCTGCTGACAGTCTTGAGGCTTTTCCTTATGATTCTGCAACTTGGCCTGCGTCTTTCGTTGCTGGTACTAACCCTGCGTTGAAAGTTTTCGTATTCGGTTCTGAATTCGGAAAAGGAACAAGCGGTATGAGAGGTTCTTTAGACGCTGGATTCCAAAAGTTTACTAACGCACCACTTATTATCAAAGATCGTTATTCAATCAATGGTTCTGACACTGCTCAGATCGGTTGGGTAGAAGTAACTTCTGAGAACGGTGCGTCTGGATACTTATGGTATTTAAAGTCTGAGCACGAAACAAGATTACGTTTTGACGATTACATGGAAATGACTATGATCGAAGCTGAAAAAGCTGGTGTATCTATCACTTCTGCTGCTGATCCTCAAACTGGTGAGTCTTTCCAAGTTCGTGGTACTGAAGGTCTTTTTGCTGCTATCGAAGACAGAGGTCTTATCTTTAACGACCAAGATTTCGATAACGCAACAGGTTTAACAGGATTGCAAGAGTTCGATAAGATTCTTAAGGAATTAGATAAACAAGGTGCTATCGAAGAGAATATGTTATTCTTAGGTAGAGAAACTGCTTTAGATATCGACAACATGCTAGCAAGGGCTAACTCTTACGGATCAGGTGGTACATCTTACGGTGTATTCTCTAACAGTGAAGATATGGCACTTAACTTAGGTTTCTCTGGTTTCAGAAGAGGTTCTTACGATTTCTACAAAACTGACTGGAAATACTTAAACGAAGCGACTACAAGAGGTTTAACTGAAGATATCCAAGGTGTATTAGTACCAGCTGGTGTATCTACTGTTTATGACCAAACTTTAGGTAAGAATATCTCTAGACCTTTCTTACACATTCGTTATAGAGCTTCTGAAGCTGATAACAGAAGAATGAAGTCTTGGGTAACTGGATCTGTTGGAGCTGTAACAAGCGACATCGATGAAATGAATGTTGACATGCTTACTGAAAGATGTATGTGTGTTCAAGCGGCTAACAACTTCATCTTATTGAAGAAAACTGCCTAATAACTAGTTACATATTTTTGATGCGTTAGGGGTCTATAATGGCCCCAGCGTATCATATTTAATACAAAATTTTATAATATTATATCATGGCACAAGCTAAAAAACCAGCAGCGAAGAAAGCTGCACCAAAACAAAAAGTAGAACCAACAGTATCTTATGAAGAGACTACCGCATCTGCACCTGCAAAAGCTAAAGTAGAAGATACTTGGGAAATTAAAGATAGAGTATACATATTAACAACTAATAAGACCCCTCTATTATTTACTTTACCTTCTAGACATACTTCAAAGAGACCTTTAATGTTTTATGATGAAACATTAGAGTATGAAAGAGAATTAAGATATGCAACCAATCAAAAATCACCTTTTGCAGATGAGCAAGAGGGACATGTAACTTTAGGGCATATCGCATTAAGAGACGGGACATTAGTAGTTCCAAAAGAAAAACAGGCATTACAAAAGCTATTATCATTATATCACCCGCTAAGAGGAAAGCTATATGAAGAGCTTGACAATAAGAAAGAGGCGGAAGCTGACATAGACTATATGGATTTAGAATTAGATGCAATGACAGCGGCTGCTGGAATGGATATCGACGCGGCAGAAGCAATATTGCGGGTTGAGTACGGATCTAAGGTAGCTAAGATGAGTTCTAAGGAAATTAAAAGAGATCTTAGGCTATTTGCACGTAACAATCCACATTTGTTCTTAGAATTAGCGAATGATGATAATGTACAATTAAGAAATATAGGTATAAAAGCTGCGGAAATGGGTATATTAAAATTATCACAGGACCAAAGAACTTTTACTTGGGAAAACACAGGTAGAAAAGTTATGACGGTTCCATTTGGTGAAAATCCTTACTCGGCGCTAGCTGCATTCTTTAAAACAGATGAAGGTGTAGAGGTTTATACTACAATTGAAAAAAGAATAGGATAATTAATAATAAGGGGCGGTGTAATAGCCGCCTCTATAAACACTAAGTAAATGGGAAAAGCACCATCGAGAAAAAAATCCAAAGGTTACTACAGTGAGACAGGAGGGATGACGAAGAAAGGAGTGGCTAAATATCGTAAAGATAACCCAGGATCAAAATTAAAAACTGCAGTAACTGGAAAAGTAAAGAGAGGTTCTAAAGCTGCCAAAAGACGAAAGTCGTTCTGTGCAAGAATGAAAGGCGTAAAAGGACCAATGAAAAAACCAAATGGCAAACCAACAAGAAAGGCTTTGGCATTAAGAAAATGGAGGTGTTAATATGAAAGGAAAAAAGAAAGCATGCTGGAAAGGCTATAAGCAAATAGGCATGAAGAAAAAAGGAAACAGACAAGTACCAAATTGCGTCCCTATTACTAGAAAAAGAAACAGATAGTTATGATTAGTGTCGATACAGTATACCAGAGAGTGCTCGCTATTTTAAATAAAGAGCAACGTGGATTTTTAACTCCCCAAAAGTTTAACTTGTTTGCCAATCAAGCTCAGTTAGATATTTTAGAGCAATACTTTTATGATTTAGAAACATTTTTAAATGTAAAAGGAAACCATACGGTACACGCGGATCAAGTTAACATACTGGAAGGCAAAATATCTAAATTTGAAACATCTGCAGAACCTGCATATGCGGGAGATGGTGTATTTAATTTACCTACGAATTTATATAGACTAAGTAATGTTATATATAAAAACGTTATTGCACAGCGTATAGATAGAAAGGAGTACAGAATTATTATGGCTTCTAAACTTGCGCGCCCAACTGATAGTTTTCCAGTGTACACACAATATGGAAGCGGGATAGTAATAACTGCAGCAGAAGTTTTAACAAGTTCAGCTAATCTAAAAGTTGATTATATTAGAATACCTAGTAAAGTTGAGTGGGCCTATGTTAATGTATTAGGATCACCTCAGTACAACGACGGACTATCTACCAATTTCGAATTAGAAGCATCGGAAGAAACTGATCTTGTATTAGCTATTTTAAAATTAGCAGGAGTTGAGATTAAGGATCAAGCCGTGTATAACATAGCAGCGGGCGAGGAACAAAAAGAAGAACAACAAGAAATACGATAATAAATGGGTTTTATTACAGATTCTAACGAAACATATTATGAAGGAGGCACTTTTGGGGGATACCAATTTGTACCACTTGAAGAAATAGTAAACAACTTTGTATTAATGTTTACGGGTGAAGGTAAAGTATTACCTAAAGTAAACTTAACGGAAGTTAGAATGCATTGCAGAAGAGCAATACAAGAATTTTCATATGATGTGTTTAGAACTTATAAAGCACAAGAAATAGAAGTACCACCTTCATTAACAATGCGATTACCACAAGATTATGTTAATTGGGTGAAAATATCAAGAATAGATAGTCAAGGAGTTGAGAGACCTATGCACCCTGTGCGTATTGTTTCCAACCCTAGCGCTATTTTACAAGATAACGATTATAACTATCTATATGACGGTCAAGGTGATTTATTAGAAGCTAATAATTCTGAGACCTGGAATAGATCAAAACAAAAGCAGCAAGGGGATTACAATCAGCCAAATCAGTATGATGATATGGATACGCTAACTAGTGGAAGTAACGGTGGTCGTTACGGTTTAGATCCCGAGCATGCTAATTCTAATAACGGCTTTTTTATTGATGACAAAACCGGCCTAATTCATTTTACTGGTGGTGCTAATGGTGCACTTGTAAGTTTACAATACTTATCAGACGGCAATGGTGAAGATGGTGAAATGGTTGTTCATAAGTTTGCAGAAGACGCAGTGTATAAATATATTTTGTACTCTAT